TATGCCATCCATGTAACTTTCACCAAATACTTTTTTAAGTTTATCGGTGCCGTGTGATTGTTCTAATCGATTTATTTCTGCATCGAAATCATCTATTTCATGACGTTCGTTAGTCTTGCCTATAATCTCAAGATTTTCATTACCCCAACCAGATATCCATATTGGAAACTCATGAGCCGGAATAATCTTTTGAACCGTTGAAAATTGGTCCTTTCTTACCATAACCTGTAAAATTGGTACATTCATTTTTCTCTCCCTTGAAAATAAACCGAAGGGGGCTTTCGCCCCCTCCGTATACAACGTTTACGCACCAGAAGCCATAATAGCACCGTGGCAATTCATGCGGTTCGCAGTAAGCGAACCACGCCATGTCATGCCCCAGTAGTAGTTATAACTATCATGCTCACGAGGAGGCTTCCTCGCAATCATGTCGTTGTCCTGAATAGGACGCAGAGTCAGGTGATTTAGGTTAAGCATGTAACAACGCTTGGTCCATAGTACAGAAGTACCGTTACTTGGTGTAGAACCAGAAATAGCATCAATGTCTTCGAAGACTGGATCCCAAATAAGGGGTACACCTTGAAAGAAGAGACCGGTAAAAGTACCGCTATCTTTAATCTCGGTGGATGGATCCATGTTCCAAGGAGCATTCATGGTGCCTGGTTGTACCGCATAACGATCTAGTTTAGCGTCTACAGCGAGCTCATAACCTTTGATAAAATCAGTGCCGCAAAGAATGAAGTTAGGACTGCCGCCATTCTTTTGGCAAGCACGCCACATCGTATGCATTGCAGCTAATAGATCTGCATGCGCATAGCCAGTGGGGCTAGTAGTACCAAATGTGTTTAGACCACTACCCGTATCAAAGTTACTGCGCCAATAGCTATTAGAAGCACGGTCAATACCACCGACCGTTCCCGTTCGGGAGTCAAAAGGAACTAGAAAATCTAGACCATTGATCGCTTTGCTAGCCGTTGAAGTACCACCACCTACCGTAATCGTGCCATCAAGATGCAAAGACTGATCGAGGATCTTCTCGAAACCAAGTCGAAGCACTTCCATAGACTCGTTAAAGACGTTGGTTAGTTGTACAAGACTCGCGGCGCTTGAGTTACGCGGGCTTTGTGAATCGCCAATAAGAATACCGTTACCAAGTAAGTAGTCTTCAGAGAACTTGAAACCGTCGTGTGCCGAGTTCCAAGGATAATAAGCCTGTCTTACAGTGTCACGGGTGTTATAGCCAACAGTGTCTGAGACATTTAGTGAGGTATCACCAAACCACTCAAAGTGGTTGCCATAACCAGTACGAATCTGCTCAACGATATTTTCTTTACCGCCACCCCATGTCTTTTTCTTAGCCATGAGAGCTTTGAGCAGGGGACGTTCCGTCGCGACCTGGTCAATAGGTTTATTCTTCAAATAATTCTGAAGAGCTACATATCCTAGTTGGGTAATGTCTGCTGCAGCTAATGCTGTTTGAGTAGCCATTTATTTCCCTCCAAAGGAATGTAATTATGTGGAACAGGGATGGCCACACGAAGGCCTATACGTGCTACTGGTGATGAATCCAGCTCTCATCTAATCCTGTTATTCGTGCATGGCATCTAAATGTGCCTGAAGAAACTCTGGTGTTACTTCCGGAGTCTTTAACTCTGTAACATTTACAGTGCCACTATTGCCGGAACTGGGTGCTAGGGGCCCAGAACGTTTACTAGCATTGCTTTTCGATCCGCCGGCAACATCCATACCTCTCGAAAGCATTTGATACTGATTCTGCAGAACCGGAAGCCACTGATCAGGTGGTACATCCGATTGAGCAAGTTGAGTACCCATTTCTATCATTATATCCTTCTTCAAGCTGTAATCGGGATCTTTTTCAGTCAAATTACTTTCCCAAGCTTCAATCTGTTGAAACGCAGTATTCTTATGAGCTTCTATTTGTTGAGCCATATTAGCTTGTTGATGATTCTGCTGTCTAAAATTGTCTTGCGCTTGATGCATAGAGTTTTGCGCTGTTCTTTGTGAAGCAAGCTTATTTGCCCACTCTTCACTCATTTCTAGATTTTCAACAGCACCAGATAAATCCTCGAAATCATTATAATCCGATTTTTCGTTACCGTCTGTATGTACTCCCAATGTTTTTGCTATTTGATCAGAAAATTGATCTAGCGCTTTCAGTGATTGCACCGCAGTGCTATAGTCACCAGAGTTTAATCCTTTAAACATCTCTAATGCCCAACCGAGTTGTTGTGGATTTGTTGTGCTACCCTCGATAATACTATGCAGTTGGTTGTTCCCATTCAACATGTTATTGTATTCTTGTTCTAATGAGGTAGCTTTGTCAATCCAATGCTTAAAGCGCTCTTGGGCCTTTGGCTTTAAATGATCGTAAACTTCTGCATCTTCAGATGCTAGACCTTTTGTCTCTTGAACTCTCTCGCCTGCTTGAAGTTCTTTTTCTGGTTCTTCTGCAATATTATCCCCACTCCCCGCGTCTTGCTGTGCGTCCTGAGCTTCTTGGTAGGTGGGAGCTTTAACGTCTGATTCTGTGGTAACTTCTGGCTGTGGTTCGGCATCAACTACCTCCTCTGAAGCTTCAACTGGTGTCTCTTCTACAACTGGATCATCTTTATGTAATTCTTCAAATGCCTCCGACATAACATCATACGTTGTCTGTTGTACCTCTTCTGTCTGTTGCGTTTCGGCCATTTACATTTCTCCCTGTGGTGGTCGATGTTGATTTCTGGATCTCTGCATTACTCTATTGTTAGGAGCGTTCATAACCTCATTGGCTCCTTGAGGTGGTGGAGGGGGTTGTACAGCATTAGGCATGCCCTGTTGCTGACCTTGCCCCATAGCCTGTTGCATCATCATGTTTTGCATCATGTGCTGTTGGATGCCTTCTGGCATAGGTGGTAAAAACTTAGCAATATCTATCCGCTCATCAAAACGTTTAAATGTTTCTTCTATCAATTGTACATATGGATTAAACTGGTCTGGTACGCCAGCCTGTCTCATCATCTGTACCATTTGAATGTTCTGCATTAATATTGGCATTAATTCTATCCAACGCATGCGCTCTGCGTTTTCATCAGGCATGCCTGTACTACCAGCTGCAATATTGATAAAAACAGAATCATAGAGTTGCTGCTTATTTAATACAGGCCAAAAGGCTTGTGGTCCTGCTATCTCAATCGCTCTTTGAGGTGAAACCTCCTGTAATAATATCTCAGCAGAATACCAAGCAATATCTTTCAACCAATCTTCTGTAACATCAATTTTTTCTTGCATACGTGAAGCCATGCCTTCCTGCTGTATATTAGCTTCAGTCGCTGTTTTAGCACGCATAATACCACCACGCTGGGCATCTCCTAAACCGCTAATCCACTCCATATCGGTTCTAATCGGTGTAGTATCATATACTACAGGATTCATTGGCGGTGTTTGCACGGGTTGAAACACTTGGTTAACACCTAAACCAGAAGCGTTAATCATAGCGATTTCACCGATAGTAGCGTTACTGAAGACCTCTATATCTTCTTCGTTAACACGTGAAGCATCAGCAACATAAAAGGGAGCTGATAATTTTCTATGCTCTGCTAACTGATCGCGTACAGTGTTATATTCATCCTGCAAGCTCATCATTAGTTCTGTTTCAGATACAGGCCATTCTTGCCCATCGATCCAATTTAATCCAAGAACAAAATATGGAAAAAATCGTTCGCCCATCTTTGTGGGAACCATAGGCTCTCTGCACCATTTGTCACTACCCTCACACCAGGTATATACAGTTTGGGTTGTCTTATCCCAATACTCCCATACAGCAATAGCTAAATTAACATCCTCTTCACCGCTGTAAGTAGCGCTATCTTTATTTAAACGATTAGAGATACCTTCTGTTGTTCTACGGTATATCGTATACTTCTCAATGTCTTTCTTGGTAAGCTGGAAGCGCTCCATAACATCTGACGGCGTCATCCACGTTACGTTTGCTATCCATCTGGCAGCATTATAATCTTGCAATGAATCTAACGAAGTATCCATACGAAAATCTTCAGGCCTTACAAAACCAAGGTTTAAACCCTCTTGCTGCAAAACCTCAACGCGTTGAGACAAAGCATTCATGGTCATTTTGATTTCTTCTACAAGCTCGTCCTTCTCGCCAAAATAACCATCATTGGCTTGCAGTTGTCGTATATCGTCTTGTATCTTAGCTAGACTATCCTGCGCATCATTAAACTCTCTGCTTATTAGCGGATCTTTGTAATAATCCCTTTGGTAGGTTACTTTTATAATGCCAATCTTACTCGTCATACAAGAGCGTAACACCTGTTTCGCAATCTTTTTTAACCTCGCTTTTCTTAACGACTCATTAAGTATAATTTCTAATGTGTTCGAAAATAAATCTGCCACTCTATACTGTGAACCTTGCGGGTCAACATTCAAACCAGGTCTTACTTTGATCTCAGGATTCTTTGAATAAATGTGTGGTAACAAACCTTGCAATGTAGCGTGGATAATATTACCTTTAATCAGTCTTTTGCTTTGACTGAATACTTGCTCTACACTCATGCCCATAGTTCGGTCGTTTAATCTCCCAAGAGAATAACGCCTAGCAGATTCAATCTCTTTATATCTGGCCTTCCACTTTTGGTATGAAAGCTCCACATTCTGCTGATATTTTTTAATCAACCCTTTAGCATCTGCAGGGATACCTACGTTCGAATTAGGATTAATGTTGCTTAAGCTTAAATCTTCCATTGCTATATCTCGTACAGTTCATCAAGTTGATCAAACCACTCCATCGTAAACTTCGCCGGGCCCATCTTTTTGGGTTTTGGTTTTGTTTTTCTAGCCCTCTTCATCATCAATCCGTATCGCGTCGCATCAAACAGATGATCTTCGGCAGACGTGTCAATATCTTCCACTCTCTTGGGGTCAGCAGGTAATGATGGAACCGTGCGCAACCAATGTTGACAGGTGTTAAAAACCTTAAGCGTTCTACCGTTAAGTCTGTCCACCATTTCTTGTAAACCTTGCACCCTAGATCCTGGACCTTTCGAGCTAGCTTCCCACATAACACCATAATCAGCAAATACGTCTGCAACACTTTTATGGCGACCATCTCTAATAAAAATCGCCGAATCCGCCACATTATTTCTGAATCGTATACTCTTTTGACGCTCATTCTGTTCAATATCTAATATCTCCCTTGCTATGTCTTCTATTGGTGTTTCACTACCTTTGTTAGGCTTTGAACTCCAATAATGTTCTCTGTAGATATAGATTATACCATCATAGTCTTGTGTAAACCAGACGCATCCAGCTGGTGACTTGTATCCATGGTCGTAAGACTTCCACCTACGCCACTCTAATGGTATGTCAAATGGCTCTACAACATGTACAGACGGATCCCATACATTCTCAAAAAATGCTCCTGGCGCTATATTCCAATCACCTTCCAACCATGCTTTAACCAACCAATCTGGACCACTACCCTTTATCCTGTCAATATAGCCAGGGTCATTATCCATTAATGGTTTGTTGTCTTGTATCTTGGACGGTATGAAAATACGATCCTTATCTTCTGCATCGATATATCGCTCTTTCACCCAACCATGCCCTGGCCCGCCTGGGTTAGCAGAGGCGCGGAATAGCACCGGCACGCCGGCAGCAGACCGCATCGTAGCTTGCAATAAATCAATAGGCTCTGGCGATGGCCAGTTCCCGAGTTCGTCAAAACCTAGGAAAGTTACCGAAAACCCCTGAAGCTTCATAGCGTCAGAATCCTCGTCTAGGTGTTTCAACTGTAGTACGGATCCGCTGGGAGAAACCCATTTTCGCTCCCCGACTTTCCATTCCCAACCTTCTTGCACGAAGACATACTGACCTAACTTGATAAGCTCGCCCGTTTCTGGAAATGACCTGCGGAACAGAAGGCCTTGCGCCTCCTTTCCATATTTCTCTGCATGCTTACGAAATGCTAAAAGCATTCCAACACTTTTTGAACCTCCTCGCGCTCCGCCAAACAATATATGAGGATGCTCACTATTAACAAACTTCTTTTGTGGGCCGTCGAGTGCAACCCAGCGAGTCTTCCGCGCTTCCATGCGTCGTTGCATTTCTGATAGTAATAAAGCACGGATTTCGTCCCTTGGTAATCCATTAGCCAGAGCTATAGAAAGACTCAAGAGACGCCACCTTCGGTTTCGAAGAAAGTCACTACGTCCTCAGGACAAGGCACCAAGTAAGTCGTGTTTATATATAACCAGCCGTTGTTACCATAAAAACCTGTTAAGTCTTGTTGCTGCGATGTTTGCGTCCAGATATTAAAAACGCCTTGATCCTTGTTATATTC